AACAACAAAATTAAAATATCATAAGATATTAAGAACAGATAAAAAAGGTGTAGCTAGTATATTATGGATAAAGGATTGTCCATTTCCGTTTACTCTAGATAGACCTTTAAAAGATACAGAAACTTGGGCAGGAATACTTTATAGACAAGGTATGCCTTGGGTTTTGTATTCTACATCAAACAAAAGAGAGAAAGACTCTTGGAGAAAAATATGATACATATAGTAGATAATATATTTCCTGAACACCTATTAAAACAATTTAGTAGCACAATAAACAGAAGCACAGCTCCTTTTGTGAGTGGTTATGCTTCAAAAGAGGGAGAAGGATATTTTGAATGGGAAGAACAACACCCACATAAAGCTATGTGTAGAACAATATTAGAAAAAGCATCGCATTATGAATATATACCTAGTGATGTTCTTGGGTATGAGTATTGGACTCATATAAATACAAGACCAAACGATACACACCAAGATAAAGATGAAGTAGCCTATATCAAACATGGTATAAGTAGATTTCCTTTGTTCTCTACAGTATTTTATTTAGAAGTTAACGATTTGTATGGAGGAGAGCTTGTGTTTGAAGACGGTGTAGAAGTTACACCAAAAGTAAACAGACTAGTAATATTTAAGAAAGGACTAGAACATAAAGTCTGCAGTTTTAATGGTCATAGAGTATCGATAGCAGTAAACCCATGGAGTACAAAATTATATAAATGAGAAGTGCAGTAAAAGTTCCGTTTTATTTTTGGGATAAAGTATTGCCCGATGAAGCTTGTGATTTGATAATACAAGAAGGCTTAGCTTTAAATAATTTTAAATCAGCAGGAGTAAATAGTGATAATACTAAAGACCCTGATTTAAGACAGGGTAGTATAGCTTGGTTTGATAAAGAGAGCCAAGTAGATGCTTTATTGGCTAGTTATGTAGCTACTGCTAATGTAGAGGCTAAATGGACTTATATACTTACTGAAAGTGAAAAAGTACAGTTTTCAATCTATGGACTACAATCAAGATATGGTTGGCATAGAGATACGGATATTAAATTAGATGATGGAGTTCCTATAAGAAAAGTATCTGTATCGGTTCAATTAAGTCACCCAGACGACTATGAAGGTGGAGACTTTGAAATTAAAAACTTTTTTGGACATCAATTAGATAACAATAAAAAAGAACTCAGAAATAGAGGAACTATAATAGTATTTCCTTCTTTCTTAGAACACCAAGTTACTCCTGTAACAAAAGGCACTAGATACTCATTAGTGCAATGGTATAGCGGGCCTGACTGGAGATGAAGACATTAGAATTATTTGGAGGTTCCTGTAGCTTTAGTAGAGTAGCAGAAAAACGCGGGCATGAAATATACACAACAGATAGTGAAACATTTGATTGGGTAGAAGAAGAAACAGATATGTATATTGACCAAGTGTGTGATATATTTGATTTTAATATTTGTAAAATTCCTTACAAACCTGAAATAATTTGGACTAGTCCACCTTGTACTACTTTTTCAGTTGCTTCTATTTCACATCATTGGATTGATAATCAAACTCCAAAGAGCGAAAAATGTAAATTAGGATTAAAAATAGTGGAAAAAACAATAGAAATAATACAAAGTATAAAACCAAAATACTGGTTTATTGAAAATCCTAGAGGTTTACTCAGAAAACAATACATAATGCAAGATTTACCAAGAAAAACAGTAACTTACTGTAAGTATGGAGATATGAGAATGAAACCCACAGATATATGGACTAACTGCAAGTTTCAAGAAAGACCAATGTGCAGTCCAGGAAACAGAGAGTGTCATCATATACCAGCACCAAGAGGAAGCAGTACAGGAACTCAAGGACTAGCAAATGATTATGAAAGAAGTAAGATTCCTGCTGAGTTATTTGAAGATATTTTTGACTATATAGAAAAAAATGAGAAGTAAATACGATTATTATCCAACACCAGCTTGGTGTTATGAAAATCTACCAATAGATTGGAGTCAATTTAAGACTGCTATGGAACCTTGTGAGGGAGATGGCAGAATAACAAAGTTTTTACAAAGTAAAGGAATGGAAGTAACTACCTGTGAAATACAACATGGTAAAGATTTTTTTGAATATGGACATGATTTTACAGAAGATTATGGTTTTGATTTAATATTTACAAACCCACCATTCACTTTAGCACAAGAATTTATTGAACATAGTATGATGCTTTCTACAACAGTAATAATGCTACAAAGATTAAACTTTCTTGCAACACAATCTAGATATGAATTTTGGCAACAGTTTCCACCTGATGGAATATTTGTGTTAAGTCGTAGACCTGCTTTTGTTGGAACTAGTTCTGATTCCCAAGAGTACTGTTGGTTTGTATGGAGTGATATAAAAGAATTACAAGGATTTCACTGGATAAAATGAAAGCAGTACTTAGTGATAGAATATATATGGAAGTTCTTCCACATACCCAAAAGAAAATAGATGATGAATTAACATATTCTATTCCATCTTTCAAATTTAATGACCCGCCTTTTATAATAAAAAATATGGCGTTAATTAAACAAGGACTAATAGCTATTCCTATTGGTAGGCAGGATTTAATAGCCAATGACTACGAAATAGTAGATAAACGAACAGAGAAACCAGTAGAGTTTCCCGAATTTGCATTTGATTTACGTGAAAGTCAACAGTTAGTATATGACGAAGTAAATGATAGTGCAATAATTAACGCTTGGGTCAGTTGGGGAAAGACATTTACAGCTTTAGCAATAGCTGGTAAGTTAGGTCAGAAAACACTTGTAGTTACACATACCGTCCCTCTCAGGAAACAGTGGGAAAATGAAGTGCTCAAAGTCTTTGGTTTTGAGCCAGGAATAATTGGTAGTGGAAATTTCAAAATTGATGCCCCTGTAGTAGTAGGGAATATACAGTCTTTATACAAAAAAATTAAAGAGTTGAGACAAGAATTTGGGACAATTATACTAGATGAAATGCACCACGTTTCCTCTCCCACATTCTCACGAATTATTGATAAGTCCTGCGCTAGATATAAGATAGGACTTACAGGTACCTTACAAAGAAAAGATGGTAAACATGTTGTCTTTAGAGATTATTTTGGAGACAATGTCTTTAAACCACCAAAGGAAAACTTTATGGTGCCAAAAATTGATATCCTACAACTACCGATAAGGTTTATTGACGGAACATCAATCCCATGGGCTAATCGAATAAATGAATTAGCCTATAACCCAGAATACCAACATTCTGTGGCAATGGCTGCTGCATCATATGCTGCCAAAGGTCATAAAGTGTTAGTGGTATCTGATAGAGTAGATTTTCTAAAGAACTGTGCCAGACTCACTGGTGATAATGCAGTTTATGTAACAGGAGATATACCACACGAAGAAAGACCAGATATACTTCAACAGATTTATGAAGATAAAGACATACTGTATGGGACACAGTCGATATTCTCAGAAGGTATTTCTTTAAATATTCTAAGCTGTTTGATACTGGCAACACCAGTGAATAATGAGCCGTTACTTACACAGCTCATTGGAAGAGTAATTAGAGATTATGAAGGAAAACAACAACCCGCAATAGTAGATATTAATTTAATTGGAAAAACTGCAAAGAGACAGGCTAGTCAACGACTGGGCTACTATATCAAACAAGGATATGAGATATCAACCCTGTAAGCACCTCCGAAAAATATTACTTGACACGGAGATTAAAATTTGTTATAATATATGATAAAATATAATTGGGAAAAGATATATAGAGAAGCGAAAGGCGATAGTGTTTCAATTCTCACTATTATTCACCTCTTGACTTACAAGAGAATCCCAGCCAGCCGAAAGGATAAAACATACAAGTACTTTGGGAAGTCATTTCTCGGGGATAGCTTTCTGTGTAATCCACGACAACTGCTGGTAGAGAGAAGAAATTATAGTAATCAAGAAGCTGCAGAATACATTGCAGTTGCCTCATACCGTAATTACTTTGAATTTATGCAATCAGGTAAGACAACACTAGAGTTGCTACACTTGCCTGTTGACACAACGATAGTAAATCGCAACAGACTGCTTCAGATTAAAGATGGTCTAGTACACTTTAAGTTTGAAGATAACGCTAATTGGAGAAAATAAATGGCAATAAAATTTAATCAGGCCCAAGGGTCTGCTAAAAAAGAAAAGATAGACCAGTATACCTACAAAGAAGGAGACAATAAGTTTCGTTTAGTAGGAGATATACTGCCTAGATATGTTTACTGGATTAAAGGCGAAAATGCTAAGAATATTCCTATGGAGTGCTTAGCTTTCGATAGAGATACAGAAACTTTCAATAATAAGGATAAGGATTACGTAAGAGAGTTCTTTCCTGATTTAAAATGTGGTTGGGCATACGCTATTCAATGTATAGACCCTTCCGATGGCAATGTAAAAGTTGTTAATCTTAAGAAAAAACTCATGGAACAGATAATGGTAGCCGCTGAAGATTTAGGCGACCCGACTGACCCTGAAACAGGGTGGGACGTTCA